CCCGACGCATCCAACCCTGTCAAATCCCTCCATGTACAAAGGATTCACCGGCACATGGTTTTCGTCGATGTAGTGCATACGTCTTCGTCCTCCCAGTCAATGATGGGATTGCAAACCCGTTTCGCTTTGATGGAGCAATTTTCAAACAGCAGCCGATCCGGGTCATTGTCGTTGATGATGATCCGCTTCTCCTTGTTTCGGTGGCTCCGCTCAAACGCTCCTCGGTTGTTCTTTCTGGCGGTGGATTCTGCCCAGCGTACCCCAGTTGTAATAAATCTCCCAGTGCCGCCGTGCTCTTTGAGCACATTACAGCAGTACCTCACCAGCCGTGTAGGCGGCATTCGCGTTTGCGGGATCAAATCCCACATGGATGTGCGCTGCCCAAGGTAGCAGTCTTTATCCAGCGCATAGCCCATGCTCAGTGCAATTGAGTACTCGGTTACAATTCGCAATGCCTCAGTGTAGCTCATTCCCCTACCTCCCGCGCATCCGGCAGTTCCATCCAGCCGGTAACGCCTCTAACCCGATTTCCATTGTAGTCAGCATAACCAATAACGTCACCATATCCTACGTAAGCCTGTCCAATAATTACGCCTCCAATCCCAACGCGCAGTAATATCCATTTATGCAACACTGGTCGACTATCCTCCACACTCACCCACGGCCCCGGCAGCCTAGAAATAACCGATATCGCCATAGCCGCCGCAGTTGCGGCCTCAGTGCTGCCTTTGCATTTCTCTGCAAATTCCCTCAGTGCCACGATTGCGTCTTTCCTGTCAATGTAATCCGCCATGCCATTGCTCCTCCATAAAGTCCTTCCGTGCGTCTTGGGCCTCTATCAGCTCCTCAAACGCCTTGCACACCCGTTTTTTCTGTTCGTCTGTCCCTTGATTGTCCGGATGTTCCTTTCGCCACGCTTCCAATTCATCCGCTTCCTTCAAGCATCTTTTCAGTGCTGCCGCTTCGTTCTCTTCCAGCAGCCTATCAATCAGCCTCAGCGTTTTTATATTCATGTATAACCCTCCTATATCTTTGTACCCCGCCCCGGCTATCCTTGCCATATGTCCAGTATGGAGGAGGTGCGTTTACACCTACCTTTATAATAATGTTCCGGGACGGGGCGCAAATTCATGATTTATGAGTTCAGCAGGTTTCCCTCGCTGCCTAGCAGCTCCTCCAGCCGTGCCGCCGCGTCCATCGAAATCCGGTCAACGTCGCAGCTCTCCCACTCGTGTCCGTTCCATTCTTCCTTTTTGTTGTAACTGCACGTTTTACACGGCTCATCTCCGGTCATTACTGTTGCGGCACACCGCAGCGCCCGAACCAGCTCACGATCCTGTTCCGTCATTCCCGCTCCTCCTTTCTCCCCAGGAGCCAATCCGTCGAGCATTCCAGTCCATCCGCAATTGCCGCCAACGCATCTGCGCTCATCATTGTTTTTCTCGATACGTATGCTCCGATGTTTGCCGCTGGCACCCCGCACTTTCTCGATAAGGCACGCATCGTCATGTCCAGTTCAAACATTCTTACCTTCATCCGCCTGGATAGTTGCGTCTTGATCTGCTCTTTCTGCTCCATTTTCATTCTTCTCTTCCCTTTCCCTCCATCGACATGACATAGTTTTCTAGTTTAAGGTAGCCCGCCACCGTGACTCCCTTGTCGTTTCTCGCCTTGTCCAGCAGCTTTTCCCGCTCCCGGCTAGATACCTGTGCCATTGCGGCTAGGTATCCGTCAAAGTTTTTCCCATTGTCCATTTCTCGTCCTCCTCGGCATTTCTCGCACAGGGTTTTCCCGTACAGTTTTTTAGTTTTTTCTATGATGCAGCGCAGCGGAATGTCCGTCTCCCGGAATGTATGTGTCTTTCTGTCCGGCTCCAGAATCCGTCCTCCGCATTCACTGCATCGGAAATACACATCGTTCATTGTTCCCCCTTTCGCGGGTGCTCCCCTGGCACGAGGGAGCACCCACATAGATAGGAGTGTATACCAGCCATTGGCCGGTGGGCATGATAACGCTCATGCGGGCGGCTGTTTACAGCATTCTCGTCAGGATCACCGTACAGGCGATAATCAGCACCCCAAGCGCCCCGGTGCATACCCCGTAAAGGAACCTCCACGCGCCTGCTTCCTTCACGCGCTCAGTTTCCTCCGCTCTCGTCTCCCCGTAATGCACAATTCCCACAGTCCGCTGCTCTACCTCCTTCGCCTGGTACCTCGGCATTGCCTTTTCCCATGCTCTGTCCCAGGCTTCGTTTGCCGCCTGCAATGCCGCCTCTGCCTTCTCCGCCCGGATTCTGTCCCGGTTCTCCTCAATTGCTTCCTGCACGATTTTTCTTGCTTCTTCACGTGTCACTTCCATTGTCGTGTCCTCCTTATTGCTCCCCCCGGATTCTGTACGGCACCAGTACCTTATACGTTTTGCTCCGGATTCTCTCCTGCTCCTTCGCTGCTCTGATTTTCTCCCGCTCCCTGCGGAACTTTATGTATCTCTCGCAGCTGTCGTGGCATACCCCGGTTCTCTCCCGGCAGTCCTTACACGGCGCGTTCATCTTTTTTCAGCGCCTCCTTGATTGCCTCGGGGCCAGCTGCCCGGATGTATTCTATCCATGCTCTCTCCCGATCCTTTGGGCTGATAGGGTCGGCCCGGATGATTTCCCGCGTTGACCGTCTTACCTCAATCATGCTCCATCCTCCCCCTTTAGCTCGATCACCAGCACCTTGCCCTCAATGTACCAGGCCTCTACCGTGTGGAGCATCGTCCACACGGGCCAGTATTTGTCTTCCGTTGCCTCCCCGTTCAGGATGAAGCGCTTTTTGTCCGCATATACGGCGGCTGCCAGGAAATCCGGATCATTTCCCATCAGGTCATATGGATTATTCCTTGCTACCTTCATGTCTTTCCCTCAATCCAGCGTCGGCTTTACCGCGCCGCCAAGCAGCGATTCCGGCAAGATGGATACCTCATAGTGGTACGGGTCTACATCAGCCCCGGACACGTCCTGCACAATGTAGGTAGTCCATTCGCTCAGATAGATAAAGTCCTTTTTGTATATGTCCTTTCCTACTTCGCTGATAATTGTCAGCTCGTTTTTATCGTTGTTCTGCATGGAGAAGGTTCCCGTCAGCTCATAGAGCACCTGGTTATTTCTCACGTTGATTACCGTGATCTTCCGCTCCACGTTAAAGTTGTTGGCTTCCTTCGACACATTGTGGCTCACCATGCAGCTTTTTGTTCATCCGCTCAACACCAATACGCACATGGTGCTGACCGCCGCCAGCTTAATTCCTCTCTTCCAGTTCTTCATCCTTGTCCTCCTTCTTCTGTGCCTTTTCTGCCGCTTCCTCGATCTTGGCTAAAAAATAGCCCTTGTCAAATTCGCTGAGCTGCGGGAATCCCTCCCGGATCACCTCAGCCATTTTCTTTTCCTGCTCAGACATTCAATTTCCCCCTTTCTTCTCGTCGCTCAATGCCGGTTGGTACTCATCACACAAAAGGCGCTTGCTGCACCCTACCAGTATTGGCTTCTTCCATATGTTATCGCTGACCACTACCGAAAACTTGCACTCCAAACATTGCCCGCTTCTGCAAGGTTCGAGATTCCCACCGCATGCCTTGTTCGTCTCCTCAACTTTCATCAGCAGTGCATTCAGTCTTCTGTTTTCTTCCATCAGCTCACGCTTTTTCATTCTTCGCATTCTCCCGCTCCTTTCTGTTCGTGCGTCCAGTCCATCGTTGACTATTTGCAAGACAAATAATTCCCCGAAACCGTCAGTTGCCGCTGGCGGTTTCATTTGTCAGCGTCATGCTCATTCCGATTGTTGCCCAGTGTAGTTCGCTTTCCAGCTCACTTACGCGATTAAGCGCTTTACTAAGCTGTTCTACTGCATCCATCAGTTCGCTTACCTGTTCCTGCGTCTTTTCCAGATCCTTCAGGTCAATTCTCAGTACCATTTCTCACCCCTCCTCTCCTCTTGCTCTCCCTCCATTCCCGTGGTAAAATCCCACTGAAAGGAGGTGATCTCATGGATAAACTGTCTCGCGCTGTCCTCGACGATGTTTCCCATTACCCGGACGAATACAAACTCTTTTTCGTCAGCGATATACTGGATTCCACCGCCGAAACATTTCATGTGGATTCGTCGCGTTTCCAGTCTTGCATCGAAGACTTGGAAGCGAAGGGCTACTTAAAGTTCCTTCATAACGCAAACGGCGAAATTCTTGGCTTTTCCCCAACCTATAACGGCTACCACTGGAAGGTCTTGTCCGTACTCAAGATTTTGGATGTCGTTGTATTCCATGTTCTTCTTCCGGTCATTGCTTCCGTTGTCACGTCTTTAATCGTATCGTAATGATTGCCGTTACCACGCTGATTAGGATGATCCACGCGATTTCCAGCGCCCTTGCCCACCACGGCCATTTCCCGTTCCAATCATTCCACATCTCCGCCCCTCCTTTCTTCGTTTTACCTTACGCTGTTATCTTATACCGTATTCTGATATTTGTCAATAGCTTTTTCTGTTTTTTTCTTGACTTTTTTACCGTATGGTGTTATTATATATTCAGGCAGGAGGTGATCCAATGTCTCTTGGCAGCAGAATCCGGTTCATCCGATCCCAGACTGGTTATAACCAAACCGAATTTGGACGTGAAATCGGAGCTGCGCAAACGTCTGTTTCTGCATGGGAAAAAGACATTTCTGTACCTGTCGATTCTGCCATTATCAGTATTTGCCGAACTTTCAACATCTCTGAAAAATGGCTGCGAACCGGCGAAGGCCCTATGGAGGTACAGCGCCCGAAGGATGAAGTGATTATGAACTTCTTCAACTCCGTCCTGGAGGATCAGCCGGATTCCATCCGGAAGCGTTTCGTTTCCTCCCTGGCTTCCTTCTCCCCCGAAGATTGGGAAAACGCCGCCGCGCTCATGCAGAAACTCGTAAAAGGAATGGAGTAGGGTTCTCCCTGCTCCATTCTTCCCCTATTTTTTTGTAAGGTGATTTTGTGTCTCTTGGCAGCAGGATTCGACTTGTGCGCTCGCAATCTGGTCTAAACCAGACAGAGTTCGGGCAACGGATTGGAGCCGCGCAAAACACCGTTTCTGCGTGGGAAAAGGATAAAGTCATCCCGGCTGATTCCGCCATCGTCAGTATTTGTCGGACTTTCAATGTCCGCAAAGACTGGCTCTTAACCGGCGAGGAGCCCATGACTGCCCAGCAACCAAAGGATGATGTTCTATTGGACTTTTTTAATTCCGTTCTGGACGATCAGCCGGATTCCATCCGCAGGCGCTTTGTTGCCGCTCTGTCCGCCCTTACCCCGGAGGACTGGGAAGCCGCCGCCGCACTCATGCAGAAACTTGTAAAAGGAATGGAGTAGGGTTCGCCCTGCTCCATTCCTTTTGTTTTTTTGCCTGTCAATTTGTCCCCATCTGTTGCCATTTCTGATTGTTTGTGCTATTCTCGATGTATCAAATAAAAAAGGGGATAGACATATGCAAACAGAATATACGCCGCCTGAGTTCTCCGGCGATCCTGGCAGCATTGTTGCAATGCTCGGGAAAGTCGTTGCCGTCGTAGTCGGTGCCGCTGGCGTGATCGGCTCTTTTATGGTTGGCAGCACTTACAGTATCGTTGAGCTTGCGGAACACTCATGGGAAGACCCTACCGTCCGTTACAACTGGGGGCTTGCTCTTTTCGGGATTGCTTTAAGTGTCCTTTTAGCTGGCATTCTTTTCGTTCTCAGCGATTTGGTGTCCCTTCGCTACGACGCGTCCCGCACGCAGGACGAACTTTCCTCCCAGCTCAAAGATATTTCTGAAAAATTGCCTTCTCCTGAGTCTTCCCAGTCCGGCGTACCCGATACAAACGCATAACAAAAAGGAGCGGGATTTTCTCCCGCTCCTTCCTCTATTTCTTTTCCACCCGCAGCTGTGTAAATCGCAGGATCAGCCACAAATTCCGCTCGTCCTGGCACTGTTCCACCAGTCGTTTGATCTCCTGTCGGTATGTCTCCATTTCATTTTCTCCATATTTTTCTTTTTTATTGTCGGATTTGTCGATTGCATAAAATATCGGATTTTGCTATAATATTACGGAATGATATCCCGTGGTTTCTCCTTGCCGGTTCTCCCTCCGGGGCCGCTTCCGGCGGCGGATAATCCTCATGGCACTGCTTCATTTCGCCCACCTCCCCGCAGTGTCCCTTACTGGTTTTATCGTACCACCGGTTCTGTTTCCATTCAATACCATTTTTGTGTCATTTAGTGTGCAAATTGCGTTCAACTTTGCACTTTTATGTGCAAAATTCCCAATTTTAGAAATGAGGTGTCCACAATGTCTGCCCCGCAGATAGAGTTGCTACAAAAAATCCGTAAAATGAAGGAAACAAAGGCTTTAACCTATCAGCAGATTGTGGATGCCTGCATTTCCGCTGGCGAACCAATCAGCCTGAATACCGTCCGTAAGATTCTCACCGCCCCGCTGGAAGAAGCGGTGCAGTGCCGCCCGGTCAATATTCAGGCGGTTGCCCGTGCGGTCATCGGGAACGCCTATGACCCGGATACCGTCCCCCGTGATGATTTGGACGCGCTGCAATCCCTTCTCGCCGCCAGGGAAGAAATTGACCGGGAGCGTCAACACGGAATCGCCGAGCGTTCCGCCCAGATCGAGCATATGCAGCATACCATTGATGAGCAGCAGGCTGAAATTAAGCGAAAATCCCACACGATTAAGATCATGATCCTCTGGGCGGCAATCGTCACCGTTCTGTTAATCGGAGTGACCGCCGGTCTGTTTGCTTATCTCATTTGGGACGTCATGCACCCAGGCGTTGGGATCATGCCGTAAATAAAAAAAGACCGTCCCGGCGGTGGGCGCCGAAACGGTCTTGCTTTCCTGTCGTCGGGGAGGACGGCCAAGAACACAGCCTGTAGAAAACCATGTCTTGGAGGAATCAGCATCTTTATTGTATACAATGTCCTCCGGTTTGTCAACGAAAAAATGTAGAATCTGGATACATCGTCTAAAATGATGTCCATGATCGCGTGATAATTTTAGGAGGCTTGTATGCTATGACGCATGGCGCTTATATTTTAGCCCGGTACTCCACCGAGAACCAGTCCGAGGCCAGTATTGAGGTGCAGGTTGAACGTTGCCGGGAATGGTGTGAAAAGCAGAATCTTCCGGTGCTGGACGTATTTGCAGACCGCGCAATTTCTGGCATGAAGGAGACCCGCCCGGAGTACCAGCGCATGATGCAGCAGCTTTCTGCCGGCGGTGCGGATACCGTGGTGATTTATGACCAGTCCCGTATGTTCCGGAATATGGTCTATTGGTTCCAGTTCCGCGAAGCGCTCCAGCGCATCGGCGTACACGTTGTATCAGTCACGCAGCCTACGGTAGGCGGCGATCTCAATGACCCGGCTGTTTTCCTCAATGAGGGCGTTACCGCTCTGTTTAACCAGATGTGGGTTTTGCAAACACAGCAGAAGGTGAGGGAGGGTGTGCGGCAACGGGCAAAATCCGGCAAGCATACAGGTGGGATCCCGGCACTCGGCTATAAGGTGGAAAATGAGCGTCTTGTGATCGACGAGGCGGAGGCAGAAACCGTCCGCCTGATTTTCGAGCTGTACGCCGCCGGTCAAAGCTACATTGACATCATCGCGGAGCTGAACCGGCGCGGTCTGAAGACCAAACGTGGCAATGCGTTCGGGAAAAACAGCATCCACGATTTGCTGAAAAATGAGAAGTATGTTGGCCGGTCGTTGTTCGGCGGAAAACCGGTCAGCTATGACGGCACCCGGAACGCCCACGCCGCACGCGGCGAACACCTGGAAATAGAGTGTCCGTCCATTGTCTCGAAAGAATTGTTCGATTCCGTCCAGGCGAGGCTTGCCGCGAACAAACATCAAAATACCGGAAAGAGGGTTACAGCAGTGGAACAGCCATTGAAGGGTAAAATCTTTTGTGGAACGTGTGGCGGTGCTATGACGATCCACTATAAATATCCCGCTCGTGGTGGCGCTCGATATGAATATTACAAGTGCGCCACAAAGCAGCGCGGAAAGGGTTGCTCCGGCATGAGCATCCGAAAAGACGAACTGGAGGATACCGTAGCAAGCGCTGTGCTTTCCATGTTAGGCGCCCCAAAATCCCGTGACAAGCTGTTGAGCGTCCTTCGAGACCAGCGCGATAGCCTCCTGAAGATGTCCGCCCCGAAATTAAAAGAGTTGCAAGCTGAGTATGATAGTCTCGCGGCTCAAATTGAGAAGGCGGTTGACGCTGTCATGGCCGGGCTAAAGTCTCCGGCCCTGATTGAGCGTACAAACGCGCTGGAATCCAAAAAAGCCCAGGTTGCGGAAGAAATCGCTCTGTTAAAATCAAACGTCGAGCACTCCAGCCTCCGTGACGATCAGCTTGCCCCGCTCCTGGATAAACTGATAAAGAGTGCGAAGGAAAACCCCTCCGCAATTTTGGCTACCGTCCTCCGCGTTGAGGTCTATCCCGATACAATAAAAATTTGGACGATTTTTGACGACGGCCCCGCCCCAGGCGACGGCCCAATCACGAAGTCCAACGTCGCGTCCCTTGTAAAATCGCCCGATACCGGCAAATGGTCTTTAGGTACTTTTGTTGGTACCGCATCTGGCGTACCAACAAATGTACCCAACATTTTTGTTGTTGCAGCGTTTTCGGTTTTGCGCGAACGTAAAAAATAAGGAGAGGGGTTAACCCCTCTCCTTATTTTTATGCCTCCACAATTCCGTGGTAATACGCTGCCAGCTTGGCTTCCGGCCCCGGCCCGTCCTTGTCGAACAAAAACGCCTTTGCGAGGTCTGCGTAAAAATCCACCTTACTGCATCCGTGTTTTGTTGCCACGCTGCAATAGTCTGAGTACATCATATTCATGGCGGCATTCCATTCCTCCGGCGTGATGTGTTCCATCACTACCCCTGCGGTTTTCGCCGCGTCGGTGGTCTGGGCTACCGTCCAATGTCCGCCGGTGCTGCCATCGTCGTTTTTCATGTGGGCGTTCCACTCCTCCAGCGCGTTGCCGTCGAGCTTCTCCGCGTGGCATACACAGCCCTCCATGTCGTTGACGTGCTCCCAGCACTCAATCATAGCGTCAACAGCCGCCATGGAGCGAGTGCCTACAGGCTGTTCCAGGTGCTCAGCCAACTCATGCTCCAGTTTGGCTTTGTACTCCCTCAATTTGGTTTTCATGGCGCTGCCCTCCTTATGCCAGCTTTACGACACTGGCGCATACGTGGGAGATTGTACCAGCCACGCCGCCAAGCGTAGCGCTGATGGTAGGAGTGCCATTGCAGCACACCGGGATATAAATAGTGGTCTCTGCGTGGAGCGTGTACACAGAGCCAGCCGCAACAGTAGCCTGTGCGTTAAGGCATGGGAGCGTTACCGTGTCTTTAAGCCCCTGGAGGGCCGCCACGCCAGCAGCTGACGGTGTGAATGTCACGTCATAGGATATGCGGTAAAGTCCGGAGGCGTTGATCTGGAAGCCCCCTGTTGCTGTATCCACAGAGCATCCGGTGTCAGTGTTGAGCACGCCCAGCACGGATACGGGGGTTCCGGTGGCAACAAACGCCTGTGATGCGTCGTTATAAGCGTTCTGGGCGGATTTGTAGTGGCTGTTTTTCAGCCGGTTATTGCAACTCATAGTATTCTCCTTTCAAAAAAGCCCGGGGCAAATCCGCCCCGGGCTTATCGCTGTTAGAGCGGTTGACTATTGGTTATGCGCACCCGCAGCCGCTATTGCAGCCGCAGAAGGGGGACGGCCCAGCGGTGTAAGTGTAACCGTTGGGATAACGGACAACGCCGTACATACGGTTGTCCGCTTCCAGCGCGGATACCTTGTCCCTCAGCTGCTGAATCTCATTTGCCTGCATCAGTGCCCGGGTCTGCTCACCCTCTGCGTGGATCGCCGTGGTAATATCGCAGGCCTGCCGGTCAATCTGTGCAGACAGGTTGGCGGTTGCCAGTCTGTTCTCGCAGCAGCACTGGGCAATCTGAGACTGGATATTGTTTCCGGTCTGCATGATTGTGGTGTTGGTGCCCGCCTGCGCAAGCGCAACCTCTTTGCCAAGCTGACCGATGTTGCTCTGCATTTCATAGCCGAGGTTGCATACGCCGTTGCCCAGGTTGTTCAGCCGGTCGTTGATCTGGCCAAACTGCTGCCCAAACAAAATCTCCTGCTGGGAGGCCGCAGTAGCGTACCTGTCAAGCTCTCCGCTGTTCTGGCGGTTAAAGCCGTTCCAGCCTCCACCCATGATGACAAATAGAAACAGGATGATAATCCACCATGCACCGTTTCCTGCCATTCCGTCAGCATCTTTTGTTACCGCTGCCAAATCAGAAAGACTGTAGTTTTCCATAAAATCACTCCTTGTCGTTAGATTTTATATAACACCGTAGCGCTCCGGGGTTATTTCAAAAATTCGGAAAATGCCGCCGCCTGCTGCCTGAGCTGTTGGAACTGCTCCTGCGTCATTTGCCCGCTGGATAGCATCTGTTCTACCTGCCGTTTTGCCCCTTCCGGAGTCATTCCGGCGGCGAATTTGCGGAACTCGGAAATCATAGCAAGCGGGTTATTTGCTTGCTGTTTTTGCGGCTGGCGTTGCCGCAGGAATTGGCTCATTGGGTTTGTCATTGATTGCTGCCTCCAATCTTGCGATTCGTTCTTCAAGGGCTTTCACGTCAACTCCCGGCGTCTCCTGATGCAGAGATATATCAAACGGCTGTGTGGTTCGGCACCCGGCTCCGTCAACCTGACAGAGCCACACAAGTGGTGCTGTATCATCCATTGCAACAACCCCGCTATTGGGGGCCATTTGATTGACCAACGCATTTGCCCCGCCCTGGCCTTTGACATGAACCAACTCATATTTCTGCATCTGCTGGGGCTGCTGATTGTAGTAGTTGCCATAGCCCTGATACGGGGCATTGTAGGCTCCATACCCATATGACATCCGCCTCACCTCCTGGCTCTATCATACCGCGCCCCCTTTTCTTCCACCATGCGGAAAAAATCCCATAAAAATCTCCAAAAAACATCATTTTCCCTTGACATACCGCCCATTGGGCGGTATAATGAAGACAGTTGAGGGAGTCCCAAATGAGGAGGACACAAAAATGAAATACTTAAACAACCACAAGCAGGAACTTTTTGACGGGCAGAAAATCACCTATCGCGGTAAGGTATACTGGGCCAACATGACCACCATGGAGATTTACGCCCACAGTGTGGACGATGAGATTTTAGGCAGCATCAGCGGTTACAAAGTTGCCAGCATCACCGAAGGTTTTGACATTGTTAAAGAGCAAAGAACTGATACGGCGAACCAAAAGATGAAAAATACGAGGATTACTTTATCAACAGTTAAATCGTATGGATTTACGGATAAGCTCATAAGAGAGTTGCTTCCAGAGCCAGAACTCGTTGTCAACCCGCATTATCGCAGTGGCCCCAAAATGAAGCTATGGGATGTAGACGTTGTAGAATCTGCGATGAAAACGGAAATTTTTATGGCTGAAATAGAGAAGCGCAAGAAGAGATGTGCATCAGCAAAGAAAGCCGTTCAAACGAAAACAAATAAACTACAACTCCAGGTTGATGAATTTGTTAAATCTGTCAGGATTTCTCGGGTTCCACTGGAAAGACTCCGGTTGACTGCAATCCAAGATAAACAAAAATGGTATGATGCGAACGGCATTTATGACAAATTTGCCGAAGATGCGGATGATGCCACCGTGAAAAGATGGATGGTAAATTATATCAGACACAATATGGTCGAATACGATCGAGAAATTGACGATATGAAAGGGAAAACCGGAAAATCGTTGTTGTATTATGAACTGCATAGCGGCGTGTTACATAATATATCTGATGTGTATCCAGAGTTAAAGGATGAATGTTTAAGGCAAATTAAGCGTGAATTTAGGTGACGAATATGCCAGAATTGAACGATATGACTCCATCGGAACAAATTAAAGCAATCCGTGCCAAGACTGGGCTCAGTCAAGTAAAATTTGCGGCTCAGTTTGGGATTCCAACGAGAACGCTCGAACACTGGGAGTCTGGAACCAGAGTCCCACCAGATTATGTGCTCAAGCTTTTGGATGATGCTTGTGAAAAAAGGAGGATCACAATGACTACCCACACGATTTACCGGCTCGGCCAGCTCTACCGCGCCCTGACCGACGCAACTCGTCCGCATGGGGCGAATGACGCGGAATACCAGAATGCCCTGCATAGACCGCTGACGGAGATTACAAAGGCTATCAAGCTGGCCCACCAGCTACATGTAATGACCCCGGAACTCAACAGCCTTTGCGCCGAAATCCTTGACGATGTGTCGCTGGAAGATCTCGAGGCGGATCACTCCGGCACTGGCCTCACGCTCTCACAGCAGGGCACGTTTTCTCTTGGATACGCAACGAGGAAACCCGTTGAGGATAAATAACTCCACATGAGCCAAAAAATTATCCGATCTGGTCGGCTGATTATTGACATTTTACAGAACGCGTGCTACAATGCATTTGCAGGTAACCCCTGCTGTCTGATGCATATGCCAGTCACAACCCCACGTTAGTGGGGTTGTAGCGATAAATAGATTGGACGATGCATCAGTGGATTGAAATGATCCTGCCATTAAAATTGTAGTTCCCCTTTATCTCGTAGTGGTGATTAAGTGGAGCCTCAACGGGCAAGAAAAATCCCCCACCGAAAGGTGGGGGATTTTTCATACCCGTTTCATTTTATTTTTTACCCGTCCGGAAATGTGCCGTATCCCACCAATGGAATACCCCATCGCGTCGCAGCAACTTTCGATCGTTATTCCCGCTGCCCGCAGGTCGAAAAATTCCCGCTCCAGACTGGTAAAATTGCAGGCTGCCCGGAAATGCTCCAACTCCGGAACTGTATAGTCCTTGATCTGCATCCCCGTCACCTCCTGTTACCGATTCAGGATAATCAGCACCCGCAATGCACTCAGCGGCATATCCAACACCATATCATCGCCGCTTCCGCTTTTGCCCTTTAGCTTCCCGGCGTCCACCAGCTTGTCCAGCTCCTTGCGGTACCCATTCGGCACCTCGCCCAGGGTGTGATACCACTGTTCAATGGGCTGGAGTTTTCCGTCTGCGCCAAGGCCGACAACCATATTTGTCAGCATATCTCCCTCAGGCCCAACAAAATAGCTGTCTCCGCCCGCGTCGGTTTCCCAGGAATTAGCCCTCATATAGCCCTCCTCGTCGAAATAGTACCATTTGCCCTTGATCTTGGCCCAGCGGGACTTGTAGTAGGTGGTGGCGCTATCGGCATACCACCAGCCGCGATCATCCTTGTTCCAGCCCTGCTTATACTTCCGGCTGTTGGTGATGCTGCCGGAATTGGCCATGATATTGATATCGAACTTGCCAGAGCAGCCCGGGATGACGTAGCTGCTGCTGTACTGCCAGAGGTCATAGCTGGTAACGCTGGGCGCGGAAGCGTACTGCGCATACCACTGGCTGTAGCCGCCGACGCTATTTAGGTCTACCATCCGGTTGTAATAGTCCTTGTTGTAGTACACGCCCGGGGCGTAGCCTGCCGATTTGACTGCTTCGCAAAATGCCACCGTGTGCGCATTAAACGCGCTCTTTCCAAGCGTCACGCCGCACTTGGCTGCATAATCGACGGTATCATACTCAAAGTCAAAATACACGGGCAGCACAATCTTGTCCTTGTAGGGCTCCAGCAGCTTGAGGCAGAATGCTGCCTCTTTTTTTGCACCTGCTGCATCCAGAGCATAGGAGAAGTGATATACGCCGATCAGAAGCCCCTGTGCGATCGCACCGGCCATGTTGGCCTTGAACTGGTTATCCACATGGGACACGCCGTAGCCGTCCCGGATGATCGCAAACTTAATCCCGGCCCTTTTGATGGCTGCCCAATCCAGGACGCCGTTGTGCTCTGAAACATCAATGCCGAGCCACTTATCCGCCATAGTAACCGGCCTCCTTCAGCACCGCACGCCTTGCCTCGATGTCGGCGGCGTACTCTGTCTTGATGCGCTCTACCTCAGAGACGTCCATTCCGCAGTTCGCGGCGATCTCGGCAGTGCCCAGCCCGTAGGCAAGGGCTTTAATTGTCTCCATAATTTCTGGGGTATACATGTTACTTGTCCTCCTTCTGCTGCTGTTTTGCCGCCTGGTGAATACCAGTAGCCGCGAACCCAGAAACCGCGCCAATCGCAGCAGCGGTAATGGGGTCGTCCGCGGGGAAGTCCGGCATGATGTACAAGGCCACAATACCAAGCACCAGGCCCACAACGCCGCAAATAACCGGGATCCACTTATTTGCGATTCCAGAGGCTTTCACGCCCTGGCCAATGAGATAGGCGAGTGCGGTAATAGCCGCAACGCCAGCAATTCCAAAATCCATATGTTCCTCCTTAACCGTGCTTGACGGCTTCTTCCAAATCGTCAACTCTATGATTGATTACCTTAATTCTCTCCTCAACGACTGGGACCCGCCGTGCAAAGCCATTGTGTTCCCTGACCTCCCGGGTCAGCTCCTCAATCCTTGTCTCCGTGACAGCCTGGTTTTTCTCCAAATTCGCCTGCATCTTTTTTGCCGTGCTGGCGCTTGTAATAACCACGCCTACCAGCGCCAGCACGCCTGTGATGAGTGGCGGCACGATCGCAATTACAAGCTCCAATGATTACACCTCCGAAAAATATGTTTCGTCAATCCCGGTTGGCACACCGTCCTCCAGTGCGACATAGATGTGCGTGCCGTCGGTATAGTGGTACCCTGCTCTTACCTCACGCCCCTCCGTCCAGCGCAGTGGGTTTTTCAGGGTGCCCAGCGCATCGGGATCTTCCACCAGCTCCCAAGCAAATCCGGCGGACGAGCTATATATCGCCTTCCACTTGTATCCAACCTTTGGCGCCATCGTCGGCACCGGCTCCTCCGGGATTGCCGCCAGCATCAATGCGAGTTTTGCGCTGTCCGTCAGCGGCTCAACGTTGTGCTCCATTGCGAGCTGTGCTTCCTGCATGGCCACAATTTCCTCTGCGGTCATGTCAAAGTATTCGCCGTTCACAAATTTTTTCATCTTGCCCACACCTCAAGTTTCCCAGTAGTCGGCGCATAAATCCCGTTCGCCGTCCGGAGTTCTAGTCTTGTCGCTGGCCCAACGCCGTCCACAGTGTTATATGGCGCATATGCAATCCCAAACGTTGTATTGCTGCCCAACGTCGCCCCCGCGCTTTTAGTGGTGATCCATACACGTCCATTATATTTTAGCCATGTCCATCCATATATGTCGGCACCGCGCTTATTCACATTGATTGCGGTAGAAGCGACTATCACGTTATTAATGTACAAGTCCTGACCAGAGTTTACCGTTGTTGCGTTTTGCAAATCGCTCCATTTGAGAAAAAACTCCGTATAATTATCCAGCCCGTCTCGTTTAAACATTTGTGTAGCTTCTGTGACCGAGACGTCAATAATTTTCGTCCATTCTTTCGCGTCCTCGCCACTCGCCATATCCACCGGTACCCACGCCGTCGGCACCCCGTTGACATCTACCGCAGAGATTTTGACGGTCTGGCCTACGGCAGCCCCGGTGACATCCAGCCCGGCACCAGCGGGGCCTTGTGGGCCTGTGTCTCCCGTTGGGCCTCGCTCACCCTGTGGGCCAGTTGCTCCGGTAGCTCCAGTATCACCCTTTGGGCCTTGCGGGCCTTCTGCGCCCGGAGCGCCGTCAAACTCTCCGCTTGCTTTCGCCTGCGCAAGTGCGGCATTGGTGGCGCTCTGTAGCCCGTCCTGCGTAATGTAGTCGCCCTTTGGCTGTTTTGCATCAAACAATGGCTCCAGCTTCTTCTGTGCCTCGGCCCAGGCACTATTTACAGCGGACGTAACCTCATCCGGCGTTGCTGCTCCAATCCCGGAGGCTGTGATTGTTACAGCTCCGGTCTGACCGTTGACGGATGATACACCGGCAACGTCGCCACCGTCCTCAAGCGCCTTAATCCTCGCATCCAGGCTCTCCCACGTTTTAACCTCCGTGGGCGTGTATATGTAGTCTGCTGGCTTCGGCCTGCGCTCTACCGGGATTCGCGCCGCGTCCAGGGTGTGATCCTCCCTATACGTCCAAAGGAGGATGTCCTTTCCGGTTTGCAGTAGTTCGTCCGGCACATCCACCCAGCTGTTTTCTACCGGCAGTTCTACCGCACCGGCACCGAACTTGAAATGCACCGTCGGCACATTCTCCGGCACCTTGACCTTCTGCCCGGTGTCCCACTGCCAGAATTTTAATTGTCCGTTGGATAACTCAATTACCATCCCCTTGCTCCTTTCATATCCTGTACAACTTTGGCTCCGCCGAAATCCCGCTCACGTCCATGCTGCTTGTCAGCCACATATTCGCGTAAATTCTCGTCGTTTTTGTCAGCGTAAACGTCGCGCCGCCGCCAATATCCCACACCGGCGTTCTCTCCGCCGTGCTGGCCCCGTCGCTGCTGGTTGTCGTTCCGGTGATCCCGCTCCCGGTGTCTGCATCATAGAGTCGGATACCCCACATGGAATGGCTTGCATTTTTCGTGTTGGTTCCCGTCCCGTTGACAAATCCGGATAGCTTGTAGGCTCCCGGCGGCAGCTGCACCGGGCAGGATTTTGATATCAGCGTTTTTGTGATGCCGGACGTTGCCTGCCCGCTTAGACTTAATTTTTTCCCGGTCAGTGTGAACCCCAGCCCGTTTGTGGTGCTGTTCCCTTGCGGTATTCCCGACCATACGTCAGGGATAAGGTCTGTTGCCCCGGCGCTTAAATCTCCGCGTGCGCCGTTCGTCAGCGCTCCGTACAGTGGCCTCGCGTATAAAAACGGTGCTCTTGCTGACGTGCTTGTTACAATCAGGTTCCCACTTGCCGGGTAACTGGTAATGTTCAAAAATTTGTCCTCGCTAATCATCATGCCAACGTGGCTGATTCCGAAATACCGCTTCGGGTATACCAGTGTTCCGTTGCCGTTTGTTTTGTAAAAAAAGCACAGGTCGCCAGGTTTCACGTCCCGTTCCCCTGGCCAAAATGTCAGCGACATTCTGGCGTAATAGGCCGCAATGTCCGATGCTGTCACAATCCGCAGGTACCCGTCCGCTGTTTTGTATTTGTCCCCGATGTATGCAATATCTGCGTCCATCGGTTGTTTGTCAAAAAACTGCTCCGCCCATGCGTCGTTCGTGGCTTTCACGTTTTGCGGTGCATAGGACTGATTCGCCCCGGTGATCCCCGTAAACGGGCTTTTGAGGTACCCGATCCCTCGCAGCACAAACCCGGTGTAAGACGAGCAATCCATAACGCCCGCGCCGCTTTCGTCGGATAGCCGCCCGGTTCCGTCCGCGTTGGTCGGCTTCATCGGGCCGTATCCGTCCTGGTATGCAAACGCCCTAGTCCCGCTTGCCTTTGCGTTCCAGTAGGTCATTCCGCAAACCGCCGCAGCCATGGCCCCATCAAAGTTTGAGCTGTCCGGCGATACCCCACCGTTGGTGTTGATGTTCGGTGGCTTGGCCCAGATCGTTTCAATTTCCGCCGGGATGTTCTCCCCGAGGATCGTTTGCGTCCTGTGCGTCTTCTCGCGGATTTTCTTCGTGATCGCTGCCAGCGTCTCCCGCTTGATGGTGTACATTACGTTGCTACCCCCTCAGCCGCTGTCATCCGCTCCCAGACCTTTTTTACGATTTCCTCCGGTGTCGTGGCCTCCTGCTTTTCTTTTGCAATGCTCTTCGTCAGCTCCGTTTCCGTGGCCCCCAGTGTTACCGTGCTTTTGTCCGGTGCCCCCGGCTCCAGATGTATTTTGAGGCACGGCATATCCGTCTCCAGATCGTGCGGCGCCGACCTCACGTGTACGATTTCCCCCAGCTGTATATCGTCAATTTCGATGTTCACGATGTGCAGGTCTACGGCGTTCAGTTCGATTGTCGTCGTGGCCTTCACCTGGTTTTTGAGCCACGCTTTTGCCTTGGTCAGCAAATTGCTGGGCAGCGTCACATCATCCCATACGTTTGTCCCCCAGATTTTCCCCCAGACCTTGATACCGTCCGCATCCTCCACATACATGGTTCCGCCGTTGGCCTCCCGCACCGTCACCCGGTTCCCGTGCCACAGTGTCAGCCCGGATGTTTCTGGTTCTTCCGTATATTTGTCGTAGGTGTTTTCGTTTGTTCCGTTTTCTTCAATCCGCGCCCCGAACGGGTATAGCACCGTTACAATGTTCTCTGTGTCAATGTGTTCCTCCAGGTCAAGCAGGTTTTCTCCAAATTCCACGGTCTGGTTGCTTTTCTCGGTCAGCTCCGCCAAGTAGTCCACATAATATTTTCCGTCCGTCTCCCTGACCATTACGTACCCGCCCAGCATATCAATTAGCTTGCCCGAAACCGCCTCCCAGCTGGATATGCTGGACTCGCTGGATCGTACCAGCACCCCGTTGTTGTCCGGGTCTGTCACCGTCACAGTCCCCAGGTACAGCTTTTTGTAATCCTCCACCTCGCTATTGTGGGTGTCCAGGATAAAACGCAAAAAATTTGTTACCGTGCCCTTGTAAGCAAACGGTGGCAACCTCGAGTCGCAAAGGAACGCCAAGTGCCCCTCACAGTACACCTCCACATTGTTGTAAAAGTCCCGCGTGGTGTCCGCCACCCGCCCCCGGAATACTTTTCTGCCGCCATAGGTTGCAATTACAACTGTCCCCAGCTGTGTTACCGTATCATACCCAGGGTTTGTAATCGGCACCGTGAACTTCATTGACCCATGAGCGTTTACCTCCAAGTCAATTTCTATGTCCGCTACCACTCGCCCTTGATCGTACAGATTCGGGTGGTCGATGCATACATCCCCCGCATAAATCGCCCACAGCGCCTGGTTGCTGTTTACGTTCACAGGCTTCCCCTCCTGTACCGAATCGTCACAGTCTCTCCGCCGGTTACTGCATTCTTCGCCGCGATTGCAAACGTCACCGGGTCATTCCGGATTATAATGTTTTCGTTAAAATATGTTCCTTTTGCCACGTCATACCCCTGCCCGTTGACCGTAATTTTCACGTCTGCTGTAGTCTCAATGGTTGGGATCGCTGGTTTGGCCGACCCTTCTATTGTGATCGTCTCGTTTGCTTGCAGCGTCCCGTATATTTTTACGTTGCTTACATCTCCCTCCACAGTTACTCTGTAGATTTTTTCCCAAGCGATTGTCGTTTTGGCTTTTTCCAGCGTCCAGGCGTAATGTGTGCTCTGCACCTGCTCCAGGCTTCCCGCGCTCTTATCCCCGGCTTTAACCGCGATGCTTACTTCCCTTCCGGCTTTTTTGTCGTATTCCACCGTTAGCGCCTTGAAAAGGCTCCAGTCAACGCTCTGCACGTTTTTAGACCCGAATACGATCACCGTTCTCTTCGCGTCACCGCTGCCGGAGCTTAGCGTATACATATCGTTCCTGACGCCGATCAGCCTGATTTTCTTTTCGCTTTCCGCCGACAGCTCCACCGCATATTCCCGTTCTGTTTTTTCTGTCTTAAACGGCCGCACCGTCGCCCGAAGCGTCGGGAATGCCATTGTCCCGTCCGCATCCCATTCGTCCACAGTCACCCGTCCCTCATAAGTATAATCCGGATCGTCGCTGCACGTTATCTCGCATCTTCTGCCGTGTACCGCGTTCATGACGTCCGTGTAGATTTTGTTCCATTCCTTCCGTTTCTTCCGGCAAAGGAACGGAAATTCAATTTCTCTGTCCTGGTAGGTCACTGTCCCGATGGTGCTTTCCGTCAGGTCAAGGCTTCCGTTTCGCCCTGGAACCTCCACCATATAGGTGTTTGGTTCCGGGGCGGAGACCACCACCGGCTCCGTCAGGTACAGCCCCCAATCCTCATAGGAGTTGTACGTTACCGTCTCTCCGTTTGCCTCTCTTGTGAAATCTACCGAATGGTAGTGATTAGTTGCCACGGCGCTTCCTCCGTTCTTTGCTTCCTAGATTGCTGTCGATGTACGGTGCTACCGCCTTCGCCAGCCCCTTTGCGGTGATCCCGCTCCCATTGTCCATCTTTTCTACGATTTCCGGCAGGTACTGCTCCAGTATTTTTTCCAGCTTCTGATTCCCGTTCCCGCTTTCTTTTCTTTTTTTCTCCGTTTCTGCACGGTTTCCTGCCCCGTAAACGCCCGCTGCACTTTCCCGCGACATTCGATTCGCTGCTTTTGTTACCTCGCTGATGTGTTCCGTAATGCCCTGCGCGAAGCCCTCGTCATAATACCGGCCTACCTCCGCCATAACCCGGCTTGGAGACCGAATCCCTAGCCTGTTCTTTGCCGCCTTGTATGCATCCTGCGCAGCATTTTCCGCCGCTTGTCTAATCATCCAGCTATTTGCGTTGATTCCTCTCGCCACGCCCGCCGCAATGCTGTAGCCAACGTTGTACCAGCTCACAGAGTTAAACTGGCTTGCCGCGCTTGCCGCTATGGTCTGCGCCGCCACCTTAACGCTTTCTTGCTTGCCCAGCATACCAATCTTAAACTGGGTGATCGCGCTCCCGCCTGCGTCCCTGTATTTGCTCTTTTCGCCCTCAGCGGCGCCCGCGCCGGCGTCCGAGACCGCCTCCGCAGCCGTTTCCACTGTTCCGGTCTGGCCTTCAACCCCGCCCGCGTAATCTTCAGCGTTGGCTGCACCGGCTCCTTCATAATCACCCGTCTGTAATGTTTCTGCTCCGGAGGCGCTGTATTCTCCGTACAGCCCGTCTACTCTTGCAAGACTTTCGTTCGTGCTATTGTAAAAAGCCCATCCTCCGGTTTCTCCGACTTCGCCCATTGCGGCTGCCAGTTTCTCATAGTTTCCGGATGTGTCGTCCACCATCGCCTGGACTTGAGCTGCATACCCGACGCCAAGATTCCGCATTACGTTGATTAGATCAATCGCACCCTGATCGTTGTTCGCAACTGCATCCGCCATTAGGTCTGTTAGATTCTGATCCCAGTTTTGATATGCTTGTACGTTGTACTCCAGGTTTTCCGCCATGTCCGACAGTGATATTTCGGCATCTGTACTCAGCTTCTGGAAGCCGTTTATAATGCTGTCCTTGACGCTGTTTACGCCTTCGCCCCATTCCTCCGCGCTGATCTCGTTGTTAATCAGCCATTGACTGAGGTCTTCCAATGGGATCCCTAGGCTTTCCACCCCGGCCACCAACCCCGGATACTGCGTAATCAGTTCCTCGTTGGTTGCTCTCAGGTTCAGCGCCGCCAGCTGTATTTCCGCTGTCTTCACCGCCGCCTCCGACGCGGTGTCCTTGTACTTTTCAAACTCACTTTCTAGGTCTTCGTAAACGCTTCGCAGGTCTCCGCCGGATTCCGTCGCGTCCTTTGCCTTGGCGTATACGTCCGCCAGAGCCTCGTTTGCCTCCCTCATTTCCTCTGTTTCTGCTTCCAGTGCGCCCCCGGCGGCCTCTGCCATCTCGGACATATTCGACGTTTCTTCGCTTGCCGCGTTCGTTTTCTCGTTGTATTCGTCGATTTCGTCCGTTATGCTGTTGTACTGGCTTTCCAGTCCCTCGTACTCTGTTTTGTTCTCTTTCAGCTGGTCACTTAGCTGGTCGTATGTGTCCTGCGCATCCCGCAACTGCAACATCATGTCTTCCGTTACCGGATACCCTGTTTTTTCTGCTTCTGTTATTGCATCTTGTGCCGCTACAATGTCTGTTGCGGCTTCCGCAAGCGCTGTCTTTGTATCGTAATGTTCCTTATCCAGTTCGATCAAGCGCTTTACTATGGCTTCTGCTTCTTGCTGTTGCATTGCCATATGGATGTACTCTTTCAGCGCTTCTGTAGTCAGATTTAATGTCCCGCTTTGTTCGTCGTAGCTCAGGTTCAGCCCTTCAACCGAACTGTTCAGTTCATCTACAGTAGATTTAATCTGCGCATTGGTTGAAGCAGATTTTTCCTGTTGTCCAACCAGAGAAATCAGGCTTTCCATGAGTGCCGTTGTTTCTTTCTTCGTGCCTTCTAGTTTTCCTTGCGTGTCGCTCCACTTCTCTGCGGATTCTTTTGCGTTGTCCAATGCTTCTGCCGTGGCTTCTGTTTCGTTGGCGGTTTCGATCATTGATTTCGTAAGAATTCCAGCCGCAGCACTCACTACGCCAAGCACAATCCCAACCGGCCCAAGTGCCGCGCCAAATGTGCTGCTTACCATCTGAAATACCTTTACCGCCGTTGTCGCTACCGTGATCCCGGTTGTAAGCGCTGCCAGTGCTGCCACCACTCCTGCAATCACCGGTACTGCTTCCTCGTTGTTTTTTACAAACCTCTTCAGCCCGTTGAGCGCCTTTGCAAAGCTCTCTTCCATCTCTTCCAGCGCCGGTGTCAGCTGGTCTCCTACCTCGATTTCCAGCCCTTCCAACGCGCTTTTCGTCAATTTTACCTGCCCTGTGTAGGTATCCAGCTTGGTATTGGACATATCCTCCGCCGCGCCGGAACAGTTTGCAATGGACTCTGTCAGGTTGTTCCAGTCCTCGTCGCTGGCATTAACGATGGCCAGCAGTCCCTTCATGCCCCGCTGACCTGCCAGCATATAGGCGTTGTTGATCTTCTGCTCCTCGGTCATTCCTGCAAAGCTGTCCCGCAGCTCCCCGAGGAACTGTCCCAGCGGCTTTGCCTGCCCGCTTGCGTCAAACATGGTCAGCCCCAGTTCTTCCATGGCTCCGTTTGCCGTCTCATTCGCGCCGGACATTCTGGTCAGCGCCGTGGTCAGCGCCGTGCCGGACATCTCCGCCTTTAGGCCGTTGTTCGCCATAATACCCAAAGCTACCGCAACGTCGTCAATGCTGTAGCCCATGCCGCCCGCCGTTGTGGCGCAGGCCTGGAAACTGTTGCCCAGCAGGGCCACAGAAGTGTTTGTGTCCGCCGAAGCTCTTGCCAGTACGTCCGCAAAGTGCCCCGCCTGGTCTGCACCATATCCGAATGCGGTCATAGCGTCCACAACCATGTTGGTTGTGTCCCCCAAGTCTTCGCCGGACGCCGATGCAAGGCTCATGGGTCCCGCCATGGAGTCCAGCATCTCGTCTACCGTCCAGCCCGCCTGTCCCATGACCTGATAGGCATTCGCCACGTCCTGGGCCATAAACACCGTGGTAGAGGCATAGTCCTTTGCCTGGGCCTCCAGTTTGCCCATTTCGTCTGTGGTCGCGCCGGATACCGCTTGCACCGTCGCCATGGTGTAGTGAAAGTCTGCCGATACGTCCACGCACGTTTTCAGTGCCGCCGCCACCTTGCGGATACCCTCTGCAACGCCGGATGTGACCAGAATAGAGGACAGCGTATCAAAGGATTCGCTGACACGGGATGTGCTGTCTGCGCCGTCCTCCATGTCCGCTGCCGCTTCTTTGACCTCCTTGCCCATCTTGTCAATGGAGGTGGCGCAGTGGTCGGTTTTTCCCCTGGTTTCGTCCAGGTAACCGTTTGTTTTCTCTATTTCACGTGACAGGTTTGCTTCTTCCGCTTTTGCTGTGTTTAGTTGTGCCTGCCAGCGTTCCGTTTTGTCTGTTACTTTCTGCAACCCTTCTTGCTGTGTGGTCATGGTGCGCGTCTGCTTTTCCTGTTCCTCCAGCAGCGTCCCCATTTTTTCTGAAACGCCTCCGGTGCTGTCGTCCAGCTCCTTCATTTTCGTTTTCAGCTCAGCAATCTTGGTTTTCAGCTCTTCCTGGGCTTCCGTAGTGTCGCCCTCTGTGTTTTTTAGCTCCTCTAGTTCCTGTTCCGTTGCGTCCAGTTGCTTTTTATAGGTAAGCCACTGAGTTGCGCCTCCGCTTGTGGCCTTGTCCAGTTTTTCTATTTCCGCAGCGTTCTTATCGAGTGCCGTCTGCGTTTTTGCAATCTGGTTTTGCCACTGCTGTTGAGCCTCTTTCCCCGCTTTAATTGCTTTATTCAGGGTCTCTATTTTCTCACGCTGCTTCGCCAGCGTGTTTACCAGCGTGTTTAATTTTGCACTTAGTGCTTCTTGGGAGTTGGCGTTGCCCTGAAACGTTGCCGTCACCGCTGTCATTTCCGTTTTGAGGGTCTTTAGTGCCGTGTTGATGCTGCTGATTGCGCTTTTATACGCCTTTTCGCCCTCAATGCTGACTTTCGTTGCAATGCTGCGTCCGTTTGCCATTCTGCCACCTCCTATTGATCTGCGTTTTCCGTCAGCCCGTGTGACTGCTTGTAAATCTCCCAAAGGTCGGTGATGATCCCGACCGGGTACTGCAATGTTTCTTGGATGCTAAGGCCGCACCGGACGCCCACTGCTATGTAGCTCGCCGCCGATAGCGTGTCGTCGTCCGGCGCGGCGCCCATTTCACTTAGTTTTTTTTTAACTCGATCGTGTCAATGTCCACCATGTCGCTTTCCTCCGGCTTGTAGTCCCTGTGGGTGCCGTACATAATGGCCGCATTGATTCCCGCAATCGCGCTTTGTAGCTCCCATGGACTTGCAGCGTACCGGAGGTATTTTTTCATCTCGTCCATGTCCGGCACCGGGTCTGCCTCGTAGCCATAGACGCTGCACGCGGCAGACGCCTCCCTTGCCATCAGGTGCAGCATATCCGCCACCCGCTCCGGGTTTTCCATGCCGATGTCCTGGTCTCCGTCTTCCCGTTGCGTCCACTCAATCATGGCCCGTCCGTTCCACAGGAGCCGGAATTTCCAACCGCCGAGTGTTACCCTCGGCATATTCAGTACGCCGCCCATGGTTTAACCCGCCTGACCGGCCTTGGTTTTGAGCCACTCCACCGCCGCGTCCTCGGTGTCGAACTCCTGATAGCTTCTGGTGGGGCCAAAGCTCGGCTCGATCGCGTTGAAGGTTACGGTGGTGGACGCAAGGTTCAAGCTGGATCCGCCGGAGGTGCTCTCCTCTTCCCCCTGCACCGCCTGGGCCTTGTAGTAGAAGTAGGCCATAAAGGTCTTTTTATTGGTCTTGTCCGCCATAGTCCGCAGATAGCCAATGCCGACGTAGGGCGCAATGTCCTCCATCTTTTCATCCACCTGCTTGGTGTCGGTTCCGGTCAGTGCGTGGCCGTACAGCTTGCCCGCAGTCTCCGCAGGTACGCCCCAGCCTGTCCATTCCACCGTCCAGCCGGTCACCTGGGAGATATTTGCCACCTGCTTATCATCTCCGTCTGCGGTTGCGTTTGCAGTGGTGGGGCTTGCCTTTACTGCGTTGGTGTCTCCGATTTCCAGCATTGCGTCATAGGTGGGGATTGTCGTATCCGTCTCCGCCTTCAGCGGGAAAATCATCATCCGTCTCACGCCCACGCCAAATTTATTGGTTGCCATCAAATCATTCCTTTCTATTTTTCCTTTAGCAGCACGTCTCCCATGCGCTGCACGATTGCTTGTTCTCCAGTTTCTACCGCCAGCCGGTTAAACGCTCTTGCCGGTTGGTGCCGTTTGCCATACTCGTTGATAAAGGCAACTTCCGCATTTCGGTTCCCCTTTCGGTTCCGCCCGGTGTAGGTCACGTAGCATTCCCATCCATCCGCGCCTTTTTTCGGCGCTTTCACGGTCAGAGCCCCCAGCGTATCCCCGGTTCGTTTTACTCCCATGGCCCTGCCTTTGTTGTAGGTGTAGGTCTTCAGCAGCTTCGCCCCGGCTTCTACCGCCGCTTCCACGTTTTCTTCCCCGGCATCCAGCGCCAGATCGAACAACTTTTTTGAATTACTGGTAAATATGATCTTCCCCACTGCTATACACCGCCCAGAAACGTCACCGTCCAGATATACCGCCATTCCTCCCGTTCGTTGTCATACGTCATGCCGTCAAACTGATAATTTACGCCCATGTCATTAAGCGCCAGTTGTATGGTGCCCGGAATGTCGTCGTATTCCTTTACGGTGTAATAGTCCAGCTGACACAGTGCCACGGTTGCCACCGGTGCATCGTCCCCGTAGCTGCTGTTCGTCTCCAGCTCCTGCCAGCACAGTACGGGGCATTCGTCGTCCGGGGCCGCCATCAGGTGGTAGACCGGCACGCTGACCGCCTCCACCAGTTTGTCCTTAAGCTCCTGTACTGTCACCCTCGGCCACCTCCGTTTTATACTGCGTCTTGCTGATCTCCAGCGTCACGTCCAGGCTCTCCGGGGTTGTCATGGTGTTCCGTGCGACTTTTTGTACTTTATACTGCCGATCATCCCCGGAAAGCGTCACGATGTCTCCGGATGGCTGAATGCCTGAGACGCGCGGAATCCTGACCACTTTTGAAATCCGGCTGTCCGCCTGCATGGCTGCATAATACCTTACGTCGCCTACCTTTTTTTCGGTAAACGGCACTCGGAGGAATTCCTCCATGGTGTATTTCGGTCTATCGCCCTTTCCGGCTTCATTTTTTACCCGGTAAAAGACGGCAAGCCCATCCGTAAACGTCTGCGGCCCCAAAGGAGTCTCGATCTTACGCATATCTACTCCTCCAGTTCCTCGCCGTTGACGCCGTACAGATTCCTCAGGCGCATCAGGTCGCGCTGATAGTTAATCTCATACATCTCCGTCGCGTCGCTCCGCACGTACCGGAGATAGTCAAACAGCAGCGCTTGCGGCGTCCCCGGGACATCAAAGTTGAGCGTTGTCCCGGCATATTCCTCCAGCAGCACTTTCCCCCGTTCGATCCCGCCCTCCAGCTTGCGCTGGAGGGTTTTGTCTTGCCAGGTGATTTGGAGATACGCCAGCGCATCTTCCATCAGTGCCATGGTTTAGCCTCCCACCGCTTCTCCGGTGCTTTCCTGCACGATTTTATATGCCAGCGCCGCCAGCGCGGAAATGTCCAGCACCTCAAAGCTGGTGTTGTCCTTGGGCCGTCCATTGCCCAGCAGCCGAATCTTGTATACCCGGTTGTCCTCCAGGAACTGTACGGAGTCGTCATAGGTCACAACGCCCTTTTTGCTGCCCGCTCCCAGCATCCCGATGTACTGTCTTCCAAGGCCAACCACAGCCTTTCCCTTGGGGCATCCCTCGCTCTGAATAACCCTTGTGGGAAACGGGAGGACGTTAGACACGTATCCGCCGGAGGGGGTCATGTAGGTGGTGGCGGGCATAATCTTGGTAAAATAGTCCTCCGGATTGCACACCAGAATCACGTCGCTTACCTTTCTGTTTCTTCCGGTGGGTGTCTTCGACAGTTTCGCCAGGATCGCGCCGTAAGTTGCCGGGTCAAGGCTGGTCACCTTGGTTGCGGTCTTCTGCGGGTAGGTGGTCAGCCCGGTGGAGCCGTCTGTGTTGCCCTTGTCCAGGTCTCTGGTCATGCCCACGGGGCAATCTGCGTTATCCGCGTTGCCAGCGCCATCCACGATTGCCGCCTCCATGGCGGTGCCTGCTGCCTCTGTGAGGATTGCCCGCACGTATCGGTCAAGCCATGCCGCGCCCAGGTCAAGATAGTCCTGGCTTACCGCCATGAATGCGGTCAGCTTGCAGGTGGTTACGCTGATTTTGCCGAACGCTCCGGACAGCTCCTTTGTTACCGCACTGCCAATAGCACCCCATTTTGCGGTCTGCACCCCCTGCTTGTTGTAAATCCAGCTTGTCATGAAACTGGAGTTTACAAAATCAATGGCATCCAGCAGCTCAAAGTTGGATTTTACATCCTGCATCACCTGGTCGATGATGGTCTCCGGCATGGTGACGGAAATGTCAGTCAGCGCGTTCTTCACGCCGGACACGTCCGTTCTCATTGCAGCCGTCAGAGCTTTGTAGTATGCGGTCTCCTCGTTGGTCAGCTGCCGCACACCTCTTGCCGCCAAAACGGTTGCATCGTTTCTCTGCGCCACGGACAGGCTCTGTGCCTCCTGAAGCATTGCCGCGCACACGTTCTCGCTGTAGCTCTCCAGGCAGGCAATCATTTTCTGTTCGCTGCCCTCCTGCATGGCGGAGGAATACGCAGCGCGAAACTCCTTCTTGCTGTCTTCCAGGCTTTTGGTCATTTTGATTCCCATATTCGCTTTCGCTCCTTTACAAAAAATTTTGAAACATTTTTTGGAATGCCGTCTTTGGCAGTTCCGGTTTTTTCCTCAGCGCGTCTTTGATGCACTGGAACGCCGATGAATACGCTGCATCCTCCTGCGGTTTCTCCTGCTCTACTACCGTTGCAAACCCCCACTGTACGGCCTCCTCCGGGTCAATCCAGCTTTCTGCATCCAGCAGCTCCTCCAGCTTTCCATCTTCCAGGCTCGTGTGCTCCCGGTAGATGTTCGCGGCGGTTTTGCTGATTTTGTCCAAATCATCCGCTGTCTTTCGCAGTTCTGCCGCGTTCCCCGCTGCATTTGCCCAAGCGTTGTGGATCATGAGCAGGCTTGCGCCCCGCATGATCCGTTTGTCCCCCGCCATAAACACCAGACTTGCCGCCGAGCAGCAGAATCCCTCCGCAATGGTGGTAACGCTTACCCCGCAATTTTTAAGCATGTTGTACATGGCGATTCCCGCCGACGTGCTGCCGCCGTAGGAATCAATGTGGCAGATTAGCTCCTTTGCGCCGCATTCCCCCAGCTTGTCCAGCAGTGTCACCGGACTGCCTTCTCCTGGCCACGTCCACGCGCCTTCCACGATGTCTCCCAAAATATACAGGTGAGCCGGTTCACTTTCCTGCGCCGGTGCCGCAAACTGATATGGCACGATCATGTTGTCTCACCCCCTTCCGGTGTCTCGCTGTCCTTAGAGCCCTGTGCCCCGTCTGCGGCTTGTCCTGCCGCTTCATCCGGGTTTTCCAGCAGACCATAGTTTTTGGTGATGTAATGCTTCTGAGCCTCCGACGTGCCCAGCAGCGGCTCTCCACGCAGGTCTCTAAGCTCGTCCACGCTGTACTGCCCGCAACTGGTCATTCGTTCGCAAAACTGCGGCAGGGCACTGGTGTCCCCCAGCTGGATTGGCAGTGGGTCAATAAACAGCCTTGACCCCCGTGTGTATTCTTTCTCTCCCAGCCGTTTTGCGTTGTATTCCTGTTCAAACGCCTGGGCAATGGGCCGGATACCGAACATCACAAGGTCGGTTCTTGCATTTTCTGTATTCTCTACGCTGCCCTTCATCAAGGCCACTGGCACCCGAAGCGCCAGCCCCAGCCGTTCGGCAAATTCGTCCGTCATGTTTGCGATATCGTTCATCTCGCTGGTGTTTCTGGCCGATGTCGCAATTGGTGTGTAGGTATAGCCCGTATTCAGGGTCAGTGCACCGTTTTGGCTGTTGAAAAACGTTTTGAGCTGGGCTTGCAGCCGGTTTATTAGCGCCGTTCGCTGGGCTTCCGTGCCGGATTCCAGCCCCACGATGTTCAGCACGCCCTTTGTCCCGCTTTGCCGCTTGTATCCTCCGTATGCCGTCCCAATCATGGTCTCGTACTCGTCGCCGATGCTGCTGAGCAGTGGGGCAAGCCCCGTCCAGTCCATCTTGATATGCATGACTTCTGCGGCGCTGAATGTATATGTCCTGGTGTCGTCGTCCACGCTCACGTCCCGGTAGATATCTGTCTGTGTCCCCCGGTGCTCCACGTTCCAGCTGTCTGCCACATATAGGTCTTTCCCGTTCGGCGAAAACACCAGCGCCTCGTTTTGCATCGCTAACCAAAATACCAGTCTCGCGCAGAACTCCGCCTTGCTCTGGTTCCCGTTTGGCCGGTTGTTCAGCCGGAAAAACTCCGCGCCCTTCTCCTCTTTGCCGTCCTTAATCGTTCGCCACCGGCACATAGACAGCCCCGCCGCCAGATACCCCGCAGCGCTTGCCATCATAAGCATTTTGATATTCAATATTTTTTCTGCCGTTTCCGTAGTTCCCGCAACTGGCTCCGCCTCGATTTTGTAATCTCCTGTCTTTTTGCCCGACAGCCAGTCCACAAAGTTTTGAAATGCTCCCATGCCGGCCTCCTTGACTTAGAATGTAAATACGCCAAACCCCATGGCATTGTTCGCTTGCTCCAACTCCAGCCGATCCACCATTGTCACCGCAGCCACCGCCGCCATAAATCCGTCCGTTTTCCGCGTCTTTGGCTCGATCTTCCCGAAGGTGATATTGCCTCTGGTGTCCAACAACTGCTTGGTGTTGTTGATGTACCAACGCATCAGTGCATCGTCTCCAAACGCCACCTGTTGCCGGTTCAGCTGTGCAATCAGTCTTGGGGCGATTTGCATAATGTTCCGCCCCTTTACCTGTAGAATGTTGCCGTCCTTTCCTGACACGAAGCCGACGCCCTCCAGCGCCTTTTTCATGATTCCGAATCGGTAATCGTCGATTGCCACGCCGATCACCCGTTTTCCCGCCATTTGCTCGGACAGCCATTTTGCCGGTAACTCCGGCGGTATCTCCACGTCCTCTACCCAAGTAATAAGCCCCCGCTCCACGGCGTCCTGAATCGGGAACTTGATCCGGCTCAGGTCTTTACACTGACTGCAAACCCATGTGTGCTGCTGCCAGACCCATTCATCCCCAGCCAGTCCGAACAGCACCACTGCTACAAAGTCTGTTGTGCGGGCAAAGTCCATTCCTGCCACCCACACGTCTGGTTCCCGTTTCGCCGGTCTGCTGCAAGCCACAATGTTTTCCCAGGCGGTGACTTCGGTTTCCATGCTTCCCTGCGGGATGTTCATTCTCTTGGTCATAAATGCGGCATTGCCGATGTTGTCCATTCTGTAGTCCGCATACTCCCGCCGCAGCTCGTCCATCAGGTTCGGGAAATACCGCAGGCTCGGGTTGGCCTTGTACCAGTTCCGTTCCTCGCTGACTTCCTCTTTTGCGTCCAGCTTGCAGATAAACGGCAGTAGCCCGTTGTCCGGAATCGCTCCCTGCAAAATCTGCTTGCTTCGGGCCAGCATATGATCCAGGGGGCCGTCCCGCACGTCGCCGTCCGTTGTAATAATCGTGCTCCGTGGGAATTCCTTTTTTCCCAGTCCGGTCTTCGCGACCCGCACTACGTCGTAATTTTCGTAAGCGTGGAACTCGTCAAAATCAACCTTGCCCGGCCTGCCGCCGTCCTTTGTTTTCGCATTGGATGTCCGGAACCGCAGCTGTGACCCGGTCTGTTTTGACGTGATAACCTCCAAATTCCACTTAAAAAACTTCTGTAGCTTCCGCTCGTTCCGCTCCATGACGTTGTAAACATCCGTAAAGGACGTTTTCGCCTGATCTTCAGAGTTTGCGAATATTTCAATATGGTAGTCCTTCACGCCATTCACCGGCGTCAGCAGACAAAAGTCCTCGAAAGACAGGTACCCGTTTTTGCCCCCTCCGCGTCCCATGTATAAAAATGCCTCCGGGAATCTGAGCAATCCGTCCTCCCGGTATACGCAGTTGTGGAGCGTGAACATAAAGATTTCCCACTCAAACAGTTTGTATGGAAAATACTTTTGATACCCTAAATATTTGCTTAGTTGCTCATGGTTTATGCTTAAATTTTCTGTTTCAAAAACATTTTTTACGAAATTCCCGAGCATTTTTTGCTCTTTACACACGGGGTACTCGTCGTCGTGCTCAATCATGTCGAGATAAGTTGTGATTTCTGGGCAATCAATTCTCAAAGCTCATCATCGTCCGGATTTGTGTACCCCTTCACGGTGATCTCCATAGAATCAAGCGCGTCCTGCATAGCTTTTGCAAATGTCACAATATCCCGACTTGCCGTGTTGTCTTTTTCGTACTGTTTGCCGGAACTGGAGGTGGTGAAATAGCTTCGGCCCCGCTCCCGGAGGCTTTTATTGGCCTCCTGGAATGCGTCCCACAGCGCCAGGAACTGAGAAATCCGATCTTCAAACACCGGCCCGCCCAAACCTTTGGCCTGCAACTGTTCCCGGATTTCCGCTTCGATTTTTTCTCTTCGCTTTGTGGTCTCATTCAGCCCCATGGCGTCCATGAGCTTCCCCATGTTCGCAATTTCCAAAGCGATTCCGTTTGTTCCGTTTTCGTCGTACTCGTCCCATCTGTCTGTATAGTCATTTTCCAGCTTCATGAGCCTGTCCCGCGCATCCAAATACTGCTCCAGCAGGTCTTTGTTCGCCGCGTCGCAAGCGTTCATTTGTTTCAACCGCTCCAACAGTGCTTTTTTTACTGCCGCCCGTGTCGGCTTCCCTGCAGCCATTTCGTTATCACCTCTTTATTTCCATTTATTCCCAGCGCCCCCCACGATTTTTTTAGCGCACACCCGATGCTCTCCATCTTTTGTCGAGAGGGGGCACGGTCTAGAGGCGGCGGAGAAAATCCGGTTTTTGGAAGTGGGGGTGTGTTATGTCTACCCGACCCCCTGTCGCAGGCCC